AATAATTCCTTTTATGCTAAGATTGTTGCCATCTTGAGATCTGATTTTAATGTGAATGATATGAGTACTTTAGTCATAGAAGTTCAAGGTGGTACACGTGACGGGGCGACTCCATCCGAAAATATAACGATGGGTAATAAAAGTCTTTTCGGCGGTGGTAACTTACACCCATGGAATCCCACGGTTACGACAGGTAAAAACGGTATTCTTTTCGCCCCAGAAGTTACATCGGGACGTACGTATTATTACGACCTTTTTGTTGAAGTTATAACATCTCAAGGTGCTAAATTAACTGAAGTAAGAACAAATAACCCCGGTGTTGATAATTTCTCCGGAACACAATTGGTAACGTTTACTCATTAAATTTACTACGAGGGAGTACCCCGCGGTAGATTCAACATTTATGCCCTGATGGAATCAGAGATGGCTAGTGCGACTACGCCAACAATGAAAGCCATGATGACGTAATTCATTTCAGTTTCTTCACGACCGACCTGAGACTTTACAGGTTCGGCCTTGGCCTCGGCGACAACTTCTTGCTGTCGAACGGGAGGCTCGAGCTCCTCAAGCGGGCAATACGCTATCATTTATATATATTTAGAGATTAATTTCGGTCTTCTTCTTTCGACGAGTTCTTTTGGGTTTGGCTCCACCAACATTAACTTCTTTGACTTCACCACCTGTAGAATCTCCTGATACGGAAATGATATCAGAGAGATCATCCTCCTCTTCCATGATGGGATCAACCGAATTTGATTGTCCCATGGTGGTGTTCATAGGTGGTGGTGGGGGCATCATGATATTACCCATCAAATTCGAAATGTCCATACCCGGTCCTTGCATTTCGTATTGTCCCGTACCTCCTACAGGTGCGTCCACAGAGGGACCTCCCGGTGCGCGTGTGGTATTCTGTACAGCGCTCATCATATTCTTAACAAGGTCTGGGTTCTGCTTGATGACGTCATTCATGTTGGGCATAACCGATTTGAACATAGAATTGGTAAGATGGAACATCATTGCAGAGCCACCGAGCATCATGATAAGCTTGACCTCTGGTGCGACGTTCACCTTCGAGCGGTACTTCACATACAATTCCTCAAAGACTCCGTCATAGTCGTCAACATTCTCCATCACAGACTCAGACCAACCCTCGAGTTGAATCTCAAAGGGGTTGTATCTCTTGTTAAGAAACTCAAGCCCTGTTACACATGCGATGAGCATACGCCTCGAAAACCGAACGGATTGTTCTACATCTATGCTATACGTGATACGCTTAACCTCCGATCTGAGTTCGTCAATCCCCGAGTATGCATTCAGTCGTTTGTTCACAGCGAATCCCTTCTTTTCTAACCGTCCAAGTTTATTAACAAGGTCCGCCTTTTCCTCGTCAATTGATGTATACCCCTTGGAAGGTTGTTCCGCCTGTTCACCTGGCCCTGGCCCCATGGGTTCATCATCGAACATCATCGGTTCATCTTCACCGTAATCAATCTCTTCATCTTCCCTATTATGAACCGGAACACTCTGTTTGTTGGGATTCACAAAAGCATCCATCGCTTCTTGGTGTTGGGCAGTTCCAGGTCTTTGCATTGGTCGTGTCGTGGGTCTGGGTACTGGCTTCGGTCGTGGAGCGGAAATTTGAATCTCATCCATGAGTGCCTGCTCATCAGCATCTAATTTCATCACATTCGTTTGACCCCTGTCGAGTACGATTTCTTCGTCCATCTACTCTCTATGTAGAAACTAAGAAAATGTCTTTAACGCACTTCAAAAATTATATATGTCTATTATAAATGTTCAAACTCAATCTCAACCGTGCCGATCGTAACGCTCTCGTGGCGATGACCGTGTTGATAATTCTCATCACCATTCTTGGTTTCATGAATGTACGAAGCTCTAAGTACCAACCCAGGCCAATTACTATTACACCCGTCAGCGAGGAGTCTCTTTTTGACCTCGAGTCTGATGTTGATTGTGTTGCCGGTGGGGGTAAAAAGGATAGCCCTTACTCGGTTGGTCTCACTCCAGGTGGTCTCTGTGGTGCACAGGAATTAGTCGGTGCCCACGCTGGTTATGAGATCGCGGACGGAATCGGTGGATCTTTAATCTAAGCTATTTATAAATATGGCCCTGATTACATCGCCAACGGAAATGATTCCCGATCTTAATTATGAATATCACACCATCACTATTGATAGTGTGGGTCAGGGTAGTGCAAATACTTTTACTTGTCATCTTCAGCAACCCCTGAAGAATGTGGTTCAGGCTAGACTTGTGGGTGCTCGCATCAACACGACTACAGCCACTGAACATTGTTATGTATCTATAAGTGAACTTGACTCCATTTTCTCTGACAGGGCCTCCAATGTTCTCACGGGTCAATCATCTTTGAGTATTCTTCGTAACTCATTCGCCAGTCTCGTCACTGCCGATGATACAGGTATAATAAGTTTTAAAGATGACTACCCCGTTGCGACACAATACGTAAACCCAATTCGTTCGATCGATAGATTTACTGTAAATATACGGGATCAGGACGCAAATCTTGTAACTCCCCCAAATCCCGCCGAAAATAATTTTTTGGTCATTCGTTTCGTTTGTAGAAAACCCAACCTGTAATTTTTCTCCCCTTAAATTAGTATTACCATGTCTGCCGGTGTTGTTCAATTGATTGCCATAGGAGCCCAGGATAAATTTATCGTGGGTGATCCTCAAATATCTTTCTTCAGTTCAACATTCAAACGCCATGCTAATTTTTCACAATCCGTTGAAAAACAAACAATCCACGGAGCGGTGAAAAACAATTCTATGTCCAGTGTTCAGTTCGAGAGATCGGGTGATCTTCTCAATTATGTATATTTTACGATGGATAACAATACAGAGGCTCTCGACACCCAAAGATGGGATAACATTGTCGAGAAGGTTGAACTTTTGATTGGTGGTTCTGTTATTGATTCTCAAGATTCTGTATTCACAGAGAATATTGCTGTGGATACTTTCGCTCAAAACGTTTCTAAGAGTGCACAAGGTACACACCCGGGTATTTCTGCACGTTCATTTTTTTATCCTCTGCGTTTCTTTTTTTGTGAGTCACCCCAATCTTCGTTGCCACTCGTAGCTTTAAACTATCATAACGTGGAGCTTCGTATCTATTGGGGTTCTGCTGCTACTAATAAAAATATTGAAGCTTTCGCAAATTACATTTATTTAGATAACGAGGAGCGTGGTCAGATTATTTCACGTAAACATGATATGTTGATAACACAGGTTCAAAAGAATGTCGCTTCTGGAACGACCGTTCAAGAACTTACGTTTAATCATCCTGTGAAGTACCTAGCCTCTTCTAATACAACAACCGATAGCGCACTTACTTCGGCAACAAACAAGGTAAAACTAAATATAAACGGTGTCGATTTAAGCAATTATAAATGGGGTAAACCACATTTTATTGATGTGATGCATTATTACCACACAAACTTTGTGGCATCCCCCGATTTCTTCTTGTATCCATTTTGTTTATCCACAAGTTCACACCAGCCCACCGGTTCGCTTAATTTCAGTCGTATCACTTCAGCGAAGATTATGAGTGAATCGATGGATATCCTTGACCCTATATACGCAATAAACTACAATATATTACGAGTTGAAAATGGAATGGCAGCATTGCTTTACGCAAATTAAAAATACCATTATATATTAAATGGTCAAGAATTTGCCGACGGTGGAGCGGTCCACCAAAATCAGGTTCGGTAAAAATTGTACCAACGACCAGGCAGAAAACACGGTCGTGTTCAATGCGAGTAACGTTGAAATTGATGCTGCATTTGAAAATTCTATCTATATGACACCCTTGCGTTTACGAACAGATCTTTCAGATAGAAATATAACTGTATTGGCATATAATCGAGTGACCAAGGAAATTATGGACTCCGATGCCATCGCAGAGGATATTCTTAATTTCACTCTCGAGGCAGCTGTACAGAATGGAAACGTGACGGCAAATACAGTTTCATTTAATAATACCATCACGGGTTTTACAACCCTTTCAAATGTGGGTATTGCAAACGCTGCACCGGTGGATACTCTTTCAGTGGGTTCAAAAGTTTTCGTAAATCAATCTGCGACGGACACACTTCGAGTTCTGGGAAACACATACATTCAAAATAGTTTGGTGGTCGATGGAGACGCGACATTTAATGGTCTCGTCACAACTTTACATTCCAATAACACGACCATAACGGATGCTCTCATAGAGTTGGGAAAAGATAATACCGGGAGTGATTCAACTTTAGATCTTGGTCTTCTTTTAAATCGCCCCGGTTCAAATGTTGGGGTTGGGTTTCGGGAAAATTCAAAAGAATTTGCTATCGGGTACACAACTTCGAGTGCGTCGGGTCATACCATTACCCCTCTTACGAGTGAAGATATAAACGTACATGTGTACGGTCAATTATTTACGCAATCAAATGTGGGTATCATAAATACATCCCCCATACACACTTTAGACGTGGGTTCGAATCTTTTCGTGGACGAATTCGGTTCAAATATTTTGAATGTTATTGGAAATACAGATATTTCTGGGGATTTGAGTATCGGTGGAAACACTTTAATTGATAGCAAGATAGGTGTAAAAACAGACACACCGGACGCTGAGTTACATGTCGTGGGAAATGCGTACGTGAGTTCCAATCTTACTGTCGATACAAATACATTACATGTGGATTCTGTGACGAATCGTGTCGGTATTAACCAATTGTATCCCACCAAGGATTTGGATGTCAACGGAACAATCGCCGCTACTCGACGTGTGGACAATTCTGGGTATGATCGTTTACTCATAGGTACAGATACGGGTGCTACCATTCACCCAAGTTCAAACGCACATCTCATTTCTTTGGGGTACCGAGCTGGTTATGACCGCCAACAATCCAACTCTGTGGCGATTGGTTACCAAGCGGGTAGTGTCACACAAGCTGAGTCGTCCATAGCTATAGGTGAAAGGTCTGGTGAAACAAATCAAGGAAATAGTTCTATAGCCATCGGTGAAAAGTCCGCTTATGAAAATCAAGCCGCTTCTTCTATCGCCATAGGTGAAAATTCGGGTGGTCTAAATCAAGCTAGCAATTCTATAGCCATAGGTAGATATGCTGGTAGTGAGAACCAAGGACAGAAGTCTATAGCTATAGGTGATAGTGCGGGTAAGTTCAATCAAGGTGAAGGTGCCATAGCTATAGGGTACTACGCGGGATACCCAACAGGTCAAGCTGCGGGATCTGTTATCATCAACGGTGGTACAGATGGTGGGGGTTTCAATAATACCACCACACAAAACGCACTTTTTATCAATCCTGTAAGAAACGTGAACAACTCAAACCTTCTCATGTACAACGCAGTTTCGAAGGAATTTACATACGGTAACACAATACATAATAATGTTCACGTTTCAAATAATTTCACTGTGGATACAGATACTTTATTTGTTGATTCTACAACTAAAAAAATTGGTATAAACAATTCCACACCCGATGCTAATCTCCATGTAGTTGGTAACACATACATAACTTCAAATCTCACTGTCGACAATAATACTTTACATGTAGATACGGTGAAACATTTCGTTGGTATTGAAACTAAATTCCCCGACGCAACGTTACAAGTTATGGGAAATACATATATTTCTGAAGATCTTACTGTAGATACAGATACTTTCCATGTGGACTCTGCCACCAATTCGGTAGGTATTGAGACAAAAACACCCCAAGCAAATCTTCACGTCGTAGGTAATACGTACGTGAGTGCTAATTTAACCGTTGATACAGATACATTCCATGTGGACACGACGACACATAGTGTAGGAGTCGAGACCAAGAATCCTAATGCTAATCTTCATGTATCGGGTAATACATACATATCGAATGACCTCACAGTTGGTACAAATTTTACGGTCGACACGGACACATTATATGTCGATTCTGGAACAAATTCGGTGGGTATTGAAACAAATTCACCCGACGCTAATCTTCACGTGGTTGGTAACGCATATATAACCTCAGATTTTACCGTAGATACGAATACGTTACACGTGGATTCCACAACAAATCGGATTGGTGTAAAAACTACATCTCCGTCTTCCGAGCTTCACGTTACTGGTAATGCTTATGTATCGTCCACCGATACCTCGACTTCTAAAACAAGTGGTGGTTTAATACTCGGTGGTGGTTTAGGTGTTGCGGGTGATATTCACGCCACACACGCCAACTTAGAAGATGTAGAGGCTGATAGTGTTAATATTACCGATACCACTACATCCACTTCTGTGACCACTGGTGCTCTCAGGGTTGCGGGTGGTATAAGTACTCAAGAAAATCTAAACGTTGATGGAAATGTACACGTTTCATCAAATCTTAAAATTGGTACAGCGAATTTTTTTGTTAATACAGCAACTTCGAACGTTGGCATCGGAACTTTGATTCCGGGTGAACTTTTAGATATAGCGGCGGCAAGTGGTGACAATGATGCCTTCATACGTCTTAGATCCGGATCTGGTGGTTCTCCCGTAACCGAATCTGGTATTAAATTAACTGAAGCCAGTTCGTATGGTTGGAGAATAGCTCATCACGCCTCTTCAGATGATTTAAAATTTGTACATCAAGATCAAAATGATGCCATAAATGGAGATAATTATATGGTATTTAAATCGGGTGGTAATATCGGTGTCGCAACAGACGCTCCAGATTCTAAATTTCATGTAAATGGGAATGTTTATGTGGGTTCCACAGTTGACTCCGCTACTACTACTACAGGTGCACTGATTATTGCGGGTGGTATGGGTATCGCTAAAAAAATCGTTGGTCAACATGCCAATTTTGAAGATGTTGTGGCCGATAGTTTGACGATCGAAGATACAACCTTATCCACATCTAAAACCACCGGATCAGTAATCGTGGCGGGTGGTATAGGTGTCACAGATAATGTATACGCATCTAGATTCGTGGGTGATGGTGGACTCCTTTCAAATATTGCAACAAATTTACAATCCATTTCGGAAAATGGAAATACAACTTCTAATACTATTCAATTCACGGGTACAGATACAAGTTTCATTTCAAGTGGAAAGATCGGTGTAAAAACCGTGGCACCCGCGGCTGATTTAGAAGTCACAGGAAATGCATACATTTCTTCAGATGTGACTCTCGGGAGTAACATTTCCATCGCTGGTCTTACGACTAATAAATTCCCCATAGTCGGTACAAATGATTTCTTAGAAGATTCAATCATAAGTAAATCGAGTGACAATATTGTCATAGCGGGTGGTCTTCAAGTAACTGGTGATATCATTCAAAACGGTAACGTGTTTGTTGTGAACTCAAACAATACCGTTATCCAAGATCGGATATTGACCCTCGCGAATAATAACACCCAAACTGCCCTCGATGTGGGAATACTCATGGAGTATCCCGGACATAACATAGCTATCGCACATCATGGTAACGAAACACCCGAACGTCTTTCCATCGGGTATACACAAAATAGTTTTGTAGATACAGCTATTAACCCCGATAGCAACAACGTAACCCTAGATGTTTTGGGTAATCTCCAAGTTCAAAATAACTTTACAGTAGATACGAGTACTTTCCATGTAGATTCAGTTACCAATCGTGTGGGTGTACTTACGGCAGCTCCCGCGTATACACTAGATGTTCACGGAAACTCGAATGTGGCTGTCGCACGCTCCAAATCTTCGGTGGTAACGGATGGTACAGATTCGGGGAGTAAAACAACCGGTGCGGTTACCATCATAGGTGGCCTAGGTGTGGGTAAAAATATTCATGCGAAGAATGTAAACTTTGAAGCCGCTACCCTCGATAGCGCAATCATTCAAAACACAACAGCTGCGACCAATAAGACATCGGGTGCTCTTCAGGTTACGGGTGGAACGGGTATAACAGGGGCTTTATTTGGTTCCACAGCCGAATTTGATGGAATCACAAAGGTGACTAATAGCACCGCTTCTTCGGGTAAGGCAGATGGTGCCCTAATCGTCACTGGTGGTCTAGGTGTCACTGGTGCTATACACGGAAGCGCGGTAAACTTTGAGGGTGCCGAAATAGATAACCTCACGGTCACAGATACAACCGTAGCAACTTCCAATACGACTGGCGCAGTCACTATAGCGGGTGGTCTCGGTGTCATAAAAGATATTTATGCGGCACAGTACCACGGTGACGGTAGTCAACTTACGGGACTCGTGACGACTCTCGAAGATGTGGCAAATAACGGAAATACTATATCTAACGTCATTCAATTTAATAATAATCAAAGTCATTACGATACGAGTTTTGTGACTACGGGTAAAATCGGTATTAAAACAGCGACCCCAGTGTATGATCTTCAAGTGACTGGTAATTCATACATTTCTTCAAATGTAACTGTAGATACAAATACGTTCCATGTAGATGCTGTAAACAACAAGGTTGGTGTGGGTACAACCGAACCAGATAAAACCTTACACGTTCAAGGTGATATAAAATTCACTGGAACGTTATTCGAAGATGATGCCCCATTCGTGACTTCTCCTTGGGTCACTACGGGTACAGACATTTACTACAACGTAGGGAACGTGGGTTTCGGGACAAACGCTAACGTGGATGCTAATGTTCACGTCAACGGGAATGCGTATGTGTCTTCAAATATACACGTGGGTCCAGGTGGAAATAACACGTCAGTCTTTGGTTACGCCGCTGTAGGATACGCGGGTGAGACGAATCACGCAACATTCGCACACACCGATAATAATAGTGCTACCAATTTCGCCCTTAAACAGACAGCCACTGGGCCAACACATCTCAATACACCAGCTTCTCAACATATTCGTTTTTCAGTCGCTGGTAATGAAAAGGCACGAATCACGGGCCAAGGTGACCTAAAGGTTGGTTCTAATATTCTGTACGTAGATGCATCTGCGGCGAGTGTTGGTTTAGGAACTGCGACACCCAATTCCAACCTTCATGTAGTAGGTAACGCATTTGTAAGCTCGAACCTGACTGTAGGTAATAACGTATATGTTACTGGTGGTCTCGTGACAAACACTGGAGGTTATACTAAAAAGACATACAGTCTTTCCAGAACTGTTGGTGCGGGACATGGAACACCTTCGATCGATATAAATTTTACTTCAAACATTTTTTATGCAAAAATTACTGCACAACTCATCGATGCTACAGAAGATATAAGCACGATGATTCTCGAAGTATCCGGCGGTAAAAAGGATGGCTCCACACCATCCAGAAACATTTCCATAGGTACGAAGAACATATTCGGTAGTGTTTTAAATCCCAATCCATGGAGTTCTACCGTGGCGGTGGATAAGAATAAAATTACACTCGCGTCGACAATAGCACTAGACGCTCAGGATGGGTACGATATATTTATAGAGTACATGAGTCGTGCTTCTGTTGATGATGGAAGGGTTGTGTCTATAGTAGATACCGCACCATCACCCGACCTTACACATACATTCGGGTACTAAACATTTATTCCAATGATAAACCAAAATCTTATAGACGAAAAAGGTGTATAAGATTTTCTCAGGTACTATTAAATGGTAAAGACTAATATCCAAACATTTACTGGTGAAGTCGAAATTTTAAGTAACCTACATGTGGGTTCATATTTGACAGCAAACGGTGACGCCTCAAACGTTTTGGACGTCACCGGTAATGTAGGAGCTTCATTTTTTGTAGGTGATGGTGGTTTAATTTCTAATATCGCCACGACACTCAGTGATATCGTCGACCAAGGAAATTTAGTGGCAAATGTTGTTCAGTTTAACGCCCCACCGGCTGTTTATGCGGGTGTAGGAATCGTGACAGCGAGTAACGTTGGTATTCAAAATGCAAATCCATTAAATACTCTCAGTATTGCTGATAAAGTCGTAATCGATAAAGATGTTTCCGAACCCTCTACGACTATGAATGTACACGGTAAAGTGTACGCGAGTCGCTTCGAGGGTGATGGTGGTCTTCTTTCAAATATTGCAACAACTCTCGAAGCTATTATTAATCAAGGAAACGTTTCCGCGAACGTTGTTAAATTTAGTTCCGCCACGGATTATGCAGGTGCTGGTATGGTTACTGACAGTAATGTCGGTATTCAAAACACAGCCCCTGTTTTTAATTTAAGTGTAGGTTCAAACGTACACATCGATGATGAAGGCTCGAATGTATTGACCGTTCATGGTAACGTCTCCGCGAGTAATTTGAACTTGGGTGTTTTTACGGTGTCAGCTTCGCATGGTTTAGATCAGGTTTGCGCTGAGAGTAACGTAGTCGCACGCCCCGTGCGTTTTTCTAACGTCATTACCGCTGTTTCTGCAGTTTCTAATATCGAATCTGCGGGGACATTCATCTCTACGGATGCAGAAAGGGGTATAGACGTCGCGTCTAATATCGATATAGGTGGTCGACTTAAGTTTGACAGTAACGTCTTCATCGATACACTCAGGGTTGCTGACGTGGCTGCGAACATTGTGACATATGACCGAACTACCGGTGAACTTCTAGATTCTTC